TCACACGGCCTTTTTGCTTAAGGATGGCTCCTCTTGACAGGGCACAGTGCAGGTCTTTTTTTCCTCCAGGGCGGATAGGCGTTTTTCCATTTCGGACAGCTTCTTTTTTTGCTCGGCCATATCCTTTTCCTGCTGGATGGCAAAGTCAAAATAGCGGATATTCCGCTCCAGGGCATCAAAGGCCACCGCGTTGCCTGATTTCAACACCCGCCTGGCCCCCTCGATGAGGTCGGCGATCTCCGGATCGGCTTCCAGGGCAGCCGCTTTTTCTTCACCATATATATATATGGGTCCTTTTCCGGTCAGCAGCCAGTTAATATTGATCTCAAACTCTCTACAAATCGAGAATAATGCCTCTGCGCTTGGTGCCCTCCCCTTCAGGTAAGTGTAAAGAGTTTTATCATTAATCCCCGTTTTTCTTGAAAAAAGGCTAACGCTCCCCCCTGTCGTCTTATCTATCAAGATAAGAAGCCTGTCGCTAATCTGACCAAAAGTAGAATTTTCGGTTGACATCCTCTACGTTCGTAGAATATAACAAAGTCATAAGCAAGACTTGACCTGTTAAGAGGGTACACGACCAGGGCGAATTATTCAATGTCCGGGCGTGAAAAAGATCGGACGGAGGAGGGGGATGATGGCGGACAGTGAAAATAGGAGAGCCAAGCGCGACCTGTGGTACCTGGTCGCTCTTCTTGGAATCTTCACTCTTTTTTATCTAACACCGCTTTGTATTTCCCGAGGAGCGCTGCCTGTTCTCGCAGCAGCGTGGATACTTGCGATAGTTGCTCTTGTTGCTGTTTGGATGCTTCCATCAGCAAAGAAGCCTGAATAAGGCGATCACACAAGGCGGACATCACCACCTCAATAAAACATACCGAAAGGTAGAACTCGAAGATCATGAACTTGTCACGAAATGCGAAGGCTGACGCGAGGAAGCCAAAATTTGCCACCAGGATGCACGTTACCGCCGTGATCGGCGATTTGATTTTTACCAGCGATGAAAAGTCTTGCAGCATTACTCTTCCCTCCTTGTGTGAAATGGGACCCTCCTTGCCCGGAGTAGCACAAGGGGGGATCTTTGTCAGGAGTTGAAATGGTCAGCCAACTGAAACTGTTTTCCATGCCGACGCTGAACATCCTGCGCGAGGTCAAGGAGGCCATGGCCACGGCGGCGAGGGAGTGCGGCATGTCCCGCGAGGAGCTGTGCGACCGGATGAACGGGCTGGCGGACAAATACGGGGTGTGCCTGGTGGGCGGGCGCGGATCGAGGCTGTCCCTCGACACCCTGGAGAAGTGGCTCAACCCGGCGGACAAGGAGCATCTGCCGTCGATCAAGGCGCTGCCGGTCTTTTGCGCGGCGACAGGAAGCATAGAACCGGCCAGGGCGATTTTCGGCCCGCTGGGCTGGCAGATCATCGGAGACCAGGATGCCAGGCTGCTGGAATGGGCGCGGCTCCACCACAAGGTTAAGGGGCACCGCGAACAGATGCGGAAGCTGGAGGCGGAACTATGAAGAAACGGAATGTCAAGCAAATAAAAATTTGGATGATCCGCAACGATCTGTGCGAAGCGGACATCGTCCGGGCCACGGCCCAAGAACAAACCTACGTCAACAAGACGCTGAACGGGCACAAAAATAACCGGGTGGTCCTGCAGTATCTGAAAGACAACGGTTGCCCGGAACGCTATCTGGCCCTGCCTGCGGATATGCAGGCGGCGGCGTAACCAATAATACAAGGGGGAATAGGCGATGGGGCAGGATTTGGCGGTGTTGGGCGAGCAGGAGACACAGTTGTCGGTGCGCGAAGAGAAGCGGCTGGCCGAGCTGGAGCAGATCATCCAGGAGAATTTCCGGGGGTTCGTGGCGGTGGGGCAGGCCCTGGCGGAGATCAGGGATTCAAGGCTGTACCGCGTGGATTACCCGACGTTTGAGGACTATTGTCGCGACCTGTGGGAAGTGTCGCACCAGCGGGCATCTCAACTCATCGCCGCCAAGACGGTAATTGATAATTTGGCAACAATTGTTGCCAAACAGGATGACGGATCGACCATCGAAATTCTCCCCGCCAACGAGGCCCAGGCCCGCGAGTTGGCCCGACTGCAGCCGGAAGAGCAAGTCAGAGTATGGTCGGACCTGGTTGCCACTGCCAGGGAGCAGAGTATAGGGAAAGGGCGGCGCATCCCGATTACCGCCAAGGCGGTCAAGAAAGCAGTCCTCCTGCACAAGGGGCATAAACTGGAGGTTGCTCTTGATCAGGCCGTGCGCGAGCCCAGCGAGCACCGCACCGAGTTTGAATCCGAGGAATTCAACGCCGCATTCAAGGCGTTCATGGCCCAGATCGACATAGAGCGCCGCGCGGGCTGGCGACACACATCCCGTAAATCCTGCCACAAAGCCCTGCTCACGGTCACCGAGCTGGTGGCAGAGGCCGGCCCGGCGGCGCTCGAACCGGGCTGCGCCATGGAACTGGCCGACCGGGAGAAGCTCTCCCGCGGCGGGTTCAGTATTTTACGGATGAATCCCAAGGCGTCGCTCATCGAGGAGTGGGTCATCGGCGACAGGTGGGCCGTGCACTCCGAGTTCGAGAGCCCGGCACAGCTGAACGAAGCGTTCAAAAAATTGATGGCCAATCACACCAACCTGCGGGGGTAGGCCATGGAACGGTTATCCGCCGCAGATATTGCCGAGGCTACAGGTCTGCACAAGACCAGCGTCATCCGAAGGGCCGACAAGGAACAATGGCCGTTCGTATCGGATGGAAGCAAGGGCGGCTCAATCAGGACCTATATCGTCCGCCACCTGCCGGACGAGATCAGGATCAAGGTTGCCCGGTACCGGATTGCCTCCGGGCAGATGGTGGTTGCTCCAGCCATCGCCGAGGCGGTGGAGAAGGCGCGGGCCGGCCGGCAGGACCGGGCCGAGCAGGCCGAGGTCGAGCGCATCAGGCGGGAGCGGCAGCATGCCATGTTTGCGCAGCTGCGGGCTGAGAAGCAGGCGGTGGCTTACGGCCGGCGCGATGTGCTGCGTGCCTGCGACAGCTACCTGAAGGCCGCGGCCATTGACCTTAAAAAGGAAGGCATCGCCGAGTTCGCGGCGCTCTATAATAATGGGGATATCAAGCTGCCGGAGGCCGTGCGCATCCATGTGCCCAGCGTTTCGGTCTCCACCATTCTGCGCTGGCAGCGCGATTTCAACGCATCCGGCATCATGGGCCTGGTCAACGGTTATTGCAACCCGAAGAAGGGGAGCACTACCCTGGCCAAGGAGCACCAGGATTTCGCCGTGTCGATGATCGTCTCGCATCCGCACTGCACGATCAATGTCATTTGCGACGGGATGCAGGCCAGATTTAACGGCCATACTCCGAATCTCAGCGCCATCCGGCGCTTTGTCAACAGCTGGCGGCTGCAGCATGCCAGCCTGCTGCTCTACATGGCCAACCCGGACGCCTGGAAGGGCAAGCACATGTTTGCCTTCGGCACGGCCGATGAGCAGATTGAGCGGGTCAACCAGCGCTGGGAGTTCGACTCCACGCCGGCGGACGTGCTGCTCACTGACGGCCGCCACTGCGTGATCGGGGTGGTGGATGTCTACACCCGCCGCCTCAAACTGCTGGTGTCTAAGACCTCCAGGGCCACCGCGGTCGCGGCCCTGGTGCGCCGGGCGATCATCGCCTGGGGCGTGCCTGAGAGCGTCAAGACCGACAACGGCTCGGACTATGTGTCCAAGCACCTTGTTGGCGTGTTCGAGGCCCTCAATATCGAACAGATCCTCTGCCCGCCCTTCACCCCGGAGGCCAAGCCGCACATCGAGCGGTCATTCAAGACTTTCTCCCACGGGATCGTGGAGCTGTTGCCAGGATTCATCGGGCACTCTGTGGCCGACCGCAAGGCCATCGAGGCCCGGCGCTCCTTTGCCGACCGGCTGATGCGGCGCGGCGAGGCGGTGGATCCGGTGACGCTGCCAATGACCGCCGAGGAGCTGCAGGTGCTGTGCGACCGCTGGTGCGAGGCAATCTATCACCAGAACCAGCACCGCGGCCTGGACAACCGGACCCCGGCAGAGGTGGCCCGGGCCTGGCAGGGCACGGAGCGGCGCATCACCGACCTGCGGGCGCTGGACATCCTGCTGGCCGAGGCACCTAGGGAGACGGCGGTGATCAGCAAGAAGGGCGTCCGGTGCGACGGCCGCTGGTATATCGCCGAGGAGATGGCCGGGATCGAGGGCGAGACGGTCCGGGTCAAGCTCGATCCGGCCGACTTCGGCACCATTTATCTGTTTGGTGAGGACGGCAAGTTCATCTGCGTGGCGGTGGATCCGCTGCGCCTGGGCCATGACCGGGCTGAGATCGTCGCCCGCTCCAAGGCCCTGCAGAAACAGATCGTCCGCGAGGGCAGCAAAGAGTTGAAGAAGCTGGCCAGGGAGCAGGCGACGGAGACCATCCACACCGAGATCCTGGAGCACCGCGAGGCGCAGATCGCCAATATCGTAGAGTTGCCGAAAAGATCAGAGGAGTACACCACGCCGGCCCTGGGCGAAGCGGCGAAAGCCGTCGCGGCCATCGACGCCGAGCGGCGCGGGCAACGGGAGATGGATGACATCGCCCTGGATACGTCCATCCATGTGGACATCGGCGAGCGGATCAGCATGGCCAAGGCCAGGCCGCAGGAGAAGATGGTGCTCATCTTCACCGATACGGACAAGTATCTCAATATCCGCGATACGGCAGTGCAGAAGGGCTGCATGACCATTGACAACGCCCAGTGGCTGGAGGAGTTCTACCAGACCGCCAGCGGGCGTTTCTATTACAACAACGAAGGTGACATCAGAAAACGGCTGCCGATACGACTTGTCGGCGCGGCGGAGGAGTAAGCAATGTGGGAAGACGCAGGAGTTTGGCTGATGATCGTACTGGTGATCCTGGTCATCTGCGACTGAAACAAGGCGAGGCCCGGTGCGCCAACACCGGGCCTCATAGACAACTCGTAAACTAAGGAGACTCTACAGGATGAAGAAGGAATTTGCAATAACGAGGAACGTCCAGGCGTTCCTTTCCGGGATGGAGGTGGTCGCCACCCCGGTCAAGGGCCGGATCGGCATGGGCCTGGTGTACGGCGAGCCGGGGACGGGCAAGACCGAGATGGCCCAGAAATACGCCGCGGACAATGACCATCCCTATATCCGCGCCATCGACATCATGTCCCGCCGTTCGCTGCTGTCGCGCATCGTCGCGGAGCTGGGCGAGCAGCCGGCCTACAAGGCTGATGATCTCTTCAACCAGGCGGTCGATATGCTCATCGACCATCCCCGCACCCTGATCATTGACGAGGTGGATTATCTCTGCCGGGGCGGCATGGTGGAGGTGTTGCGGGACCTCAACGACATCACCAATGTGCCGGTGATCCTGATTGGAATGCACCAGCTGGACCAGAAGCTGAAACGCTTCAAGCACCTGTACGACCGCTTTTCAGCGGTGGTGCGCTTCCGGGCCTTCGAGGTGGACGACATCACCTCCCTGGCCGAGCAGATCTGCGAGGCGCGGATCTCCCCGGACGGCATCAAGTGGATCCACGAGCGCGGCCACGGCAAGTTCCGGAGGACCATTCTCTGGTTCAGCCGGGCCGAGGCCCTGGCCAGGAGAAACAATCTGGAGGAGATCACCGCCCAGCACCTGACTGCGGTGCGCAACGGGGGGCGGCCATGACCCTGCTGCAGTCGGTGCTCGGGTGCCTGCAGGGGAAAAAGACGGTGCGTCTGGACGCCCTGGTCGCCTGCTCCGGACATGAGCGGCGGCAGGTTCTGCGGGTCATGGACAAGCTGACCGGGGAGGGCTGGACGGCGGAGACCGCCGACGAGCCCGAGCCGCCGAAGCGCGGAGAGATGGGGCCGACCCGGCGCAACCCGACCTGGCGCGTGGTCAAGGACCTGGCGCAGCGCCCTGGGAAGAACCAGCCCAGGCCGTCGTCGCTGCGGTCCAAGCTCTGGCGGCTGATCAGGGCCAAGCACCGCTTTACCAAGACTGACCTGGCCACCTGCTCCGGGGTCGCAACTGCCTCGGTTGACGAGTATGTCCGCGACCTGGAGCATGCAGGCTATGTGCGCCGCACCGGCAAGGACGGCCGGCTGGTGACCTACATCTGCGCCAGGCCGAACCAGGTCGAGCCGCCACGCGGGCTCTATGAGGCTGCGAAATGATCGCCTGGCTGGAGGTCCTGCGGCGGCAGGTGCAGAACAGGGGAGCATCCATGGTGGCCCGGGAGTTGGGCGTGTCATCGACCACCATCTCGCTTACGCTGAACGGCAAGTACGGGGCGAGCACGGACAAAATCGAGCGGCGGGTGATGCGGATCTACGGCGCCGGCGACGGCATCGAGTGCCCGGTGCTGGGCCGGATCACCCCGCTGAAATGCGTGGAGACCTGGGAGCGTGCCGGCAAGATCGGCTCCAGGGCGGGAAACCCACGGACGATCAGGCTCTATAAAACGTGTCAAAAATGCGATTTACGCAACACTTAAACAGGAGGAAATCATGAACAGAATAGAGATAGCGGCCCGGATCGGGGACGCGCAATTCAGGTTGGCGTCGGGAGAAAACCAGATTGATGTGGAGGCGGACCTGATCCGTCTCAGAAAGGAGATCGTTGCCAGCGTGGACGGCAGGCCGGACACGGTGAGCGATGATATCCTCGCCCACTACCGGGCCGATGCCATCGCGCAGCTGCTCCGGCTGCGAGAGATGCTGACCGAGATGGACCTGCAAACCTCGCCGGACATGCAGTTGTTCCACATAGCGGCCTGCGCTGAGCTGGCCCGGAATAAGATGGTGGACTACTACGAAAAGCGCAACCGGGCCGCCGCCGGGCGCGTCAAGGAGGATGTATCATGTCAGGGCTGATCCCGGAAGGGTACAAAATGAACGCCGCCGGCCATCTGGTGCCGGTGGAGTCCATCAAGGAAGAAGACCTGCTGCGCGATGAGTTCGTTCGGGAGATGATCAAGGAGGCGCGGATCCTGGCCGGGGTGGTCGCCGAGTTCAAGGAGCGGCTGGCCCAGGAGATGCAGGCGTTCCTCGATATGTCGGCGGCGCAGTACGGGGCGAGCCTTGGCGGACCGCGCGGCAACGTGACTTTGACCTCCTTTGACGGCAGGTTTCAGATCCTGCGGGCGGTGTCCGATACATTGGATTTCAACGAGAAGCTGCAGGCGGCGAAATCGTTGATCGATGATTGCCTGCGGGAGTGGACCAAAGAGGGGCCGGCCGAGGTGCGGGCGCTTATTGACCAGGCATTTCAGGTCGATAAAAAAGGCAGGATCAACGCCAAGCGCATCCTGGGCCTGCGGTCGCTCAAGATCGAGCACCCTGTATGGCAGCGGGCCATGGAGGCCATTGCCGACGCGATCCATATCACCGGCAGCCGGGTCTATTTCCGCTTTTACGAGCGGGACGACAAGGGGAACTATCAACAGATCCCGCTGGATTTCTCGGGGGTGTGAGATGATCGAGCGCAAGGCAAAGCGGTACATGTTCCTGACCACGTCGGCGGTCTGCCCCCAGGGCGGCGTCTGCCGCAAGAAGAGCCCAAAGAGCATGAAGACCAAGGACTGCCCCCACCTGGCCGGGATCAAGCAGACCACGGAGGGCCTGGTGGTGCAGTGCAATCTTGAGGATTGAAACTGATATACGCGAAACAGGAGGAGTAAACCATGGATTGCCCGAAATGCAAGACAGAAATAGGAACGGCCGGAATAACTGTCGAGCGGAGCGCTGAGGAAGACGGAATCGAGATCAACCTTGTATGCCCATTGTGCCGCCGAGAGTTTTTTGCCGTGCTGCAGCCGGAGAACTTTGAGGAGGTGGATTGATGAGGACGTGTCCCAACTGCGGAAGCGAAGAGGTTGTGCGATTCGATCGCGATACCGATTCCTGCATGAACTGCAATCAATCATTTCCTCGTGCTTTTAACGTCTGGTGCTGCGAGGAGTGCAATCTGCCAAAGCCTCTGGAGCAGGAAGAGTTTCTTGCCCATCTGTATGAGGTTCACGGCATAAGCGAGACGGAGGGGACGAGGTCGATGCGGATGCATCTGGATGGTACTGATTTCTACGAGTGGGTATGGGACTGGGAAATCTGCGGCAAGAAGTTTACCCAACATACCAGAAGTTTAAGATGAAGCGAAACCCCGGCGCGGCCGGGGTCATCCAGGCGTGGCGGCCTGGGTCTGATGAGCTTGCCAGAAGACAGAGGACAGGAGACAGATGAAAGAGTGTCCAAACTGCGGCAGTACAAACCAGATCGGATACACCGGATATTGGTACTGCTATGCCTGCACATGGTCGAGCAAGAAGAGAAAAGTCAAAAGAGAAGTCAAGATCACCGGAGAGTGCGAGAAGTGCGGCCGGTTCGAGGTTATCCGCAAACGCGGAAAACGGGTTGACACGCACGGTCTGGTCCACGACCTGCCGCGCAACGTGGTCTGCCCGTCCTGCAGGATGTGGGGCCAGATCGTGGACATCGAGGAGCTGAAGAAATGAGCAAGTGGATACCTGTTATGGAGCAATGTCCCGAGCCGCTGGCCGACGTGCTGATCGCCTACCGGAATTTTGCCGGGGAGCTATCGCTTGACGTAGGGTTCATGCTGGCTGATGGTCAGTGGCAATACCTGGGCATTGACGGGTTGCTGATCAGCAACCCCGTGTATTGGATGCAGTTCCCCGAGCCTCCGACCGTGGAGGTTGAGGGGTGAAAGGTATGTGCCAGACTTGCGGGGCTACTGCGCCCCTGGAGTGGTTCCTGGCGGAGCCGATCGCGCGCCAGGTATTGGCCGCGGCGCTGAAGCTGCCGCAGCCGGTGCAGGATCAGCTGCTCACCTATCTGGCCCTGTTCCGGCCGGCTGGCGGCTCCATGCAGCCGAAGAAGGCATTGCGCCTGGTCAAGGAGATCGCCGCCCTGGTCGCGCCAGGGCATATCCAGGTCAAGGGCCAGGTGGCCCGGCCCTGCCCGCCCAGGGTGTGGGCGCGCGGCATGGAGCAGATGCAGGAGCGGCGTGACAGCCTGCGGCTGCCGCTGCCCAATCACAACTATCTGCGGCAGATCGTGTGGACCCTGGCCGATCAGGAGGATGCCAAGGCAGAGGCCGGGCGCAATGCGGAGGACCTCTCCGGCAATCACCGGCGCCCCTCACCCCCAGCCCCTCTCCCAATGGGAGAGGGTGGCCGAAGGCCGGGTGAGGGAGATGTTGCAGATGACGGGTTGCTGCCTATTGAGCGCAAGATGCTCGCCGCCGGGAAGCCGATCATGAAGAGGATGGACGAAGGGCGGCCACAGGGGGCCGCCCCTACGGAGGATTGACATGCCGCCCACGCAAAAAAACCTGGCAAAGATCCACATCGCGAAAAAGGATCTCAAACTCGCCGATGACGCCTACCGGGACGCCCTGCGCAATATCACCGGCAAGGACAGTGCGGCCAAACTCACCGACAACCAGGCCCTGCGGGTGCTGCGCTATTTCGAGTCGCGCGGCTGGCGGCCCAAGGCGCAGCGGTCTCTGCCCGGGCTGACCCTCCCGCGCGACGGCATGAGCCGCAAAATCCAGGCGCTGTGGATCACCATGCACAAGGCGGGCAAGGTACGCAACAGCTCGGACAAGGCCCTGCTGGCCATGGTCAAGCGGGTCACCGGCGTGGAACGGCTGGAGTGGTGCACGGATATCCAGAAAAGCGCGGTGATCGAGAGCCTGAAACAGTGGGCGAAACGCGAGGGCGTGGACGTTGGCTAACGGCAACGGCATCATCAACATCCCGGAGGAATACCGGCCGGGGATCGATGAGCTGCCCGGCGACCTGCAAATGATCGCCCGGATCATCGAGGAACAGCTCCCGGGCCTTGGGGTGCCGGTGGTGCTGATCCTGGCCCAGGCGTTCAGGGGGCAGACTCTGTATATCCGCTCCATCGACTATCTGATTAACCGGATGCGCGACGACGCGATCCGCGCGGCCTACGACCAGGGCGAGCGGGTGATTGACATCGGCATGCGCTACAACCTCTCCCGCAGCGCCATAGAAAAGATAATAGCCCGGCCGGATACGGACCAGGGAAAACAGCTATCGCTGTTTGGAGGGTGAAGGTATCATGCCGTGCATCTACGGAATAACTGATCCGCTGAAAACGTGCCGGGGCACCGACCGCAATACTTGCACCGGCTGGGATTACCTCTGCGCCAGTTGCGGGAAGCCCTCCATGGACGGGCTCTGCCAGATCTGCGAGGAGCAACTGCAGGGGCAGCCCACCGGATGGGAACAGGCGGCCGGGATTATCACCGCCGTTTTGCTGGTCCTGCTCCTGGCGGTCCCGGCCCAGGCCAAGCACCGCTACCTGGAAGAATACTACCAGAATAAGTGGTGCCTGCCCAAGGGCGGGACCACGGAGTTTGTCCTGCCGGACCGGACGCGGGTTGACTGCCTGACCGGTGAGAACGCCATCGAGTTCGACTTCGGCTACAAGCATTATGAGTCTATCGGCCAGGCCATCAAGTACGGCATGGCCACCGGCAAGCGGCCGGGGATCGTACTGATCATCGAGAACAAACTGGATGCGAAGAAATGGGCCGAGCTGCAGGAGGTGGTCATCTTCCTGCGCGAACGGTTCGGCCTGCGGATCGACACCTGGTGGATGGAGGGGGAGTGATTACGTGGCTATTCGATGGGAGTTCTTGTCACAAGAAGGGGCATGCACTTGTCAGGCTCTGATTGGACATAGGCGCACCCGGACATGGTGCCAGATTGGCCATCCCGCGAGAACACATACCTTTGGTGGTTACGATAATCCACCATTTCATATTCGCCGCTTTCCAGGAGATGGGCGTAGGGGTCGAGATAAATATTGTTGGTGCATTCAGGGAAATCGGAGGTCATGCCGTAGCCCCATTCAAACTGAGTTATGGCACGAACTGTTTTGCAGCTGCGGTCATTATTTACGACCACTATCTCACGGATTAAATCTTTTCTGAATGCATGCAAAATGGAGGATGACCAGTTTTCTCCCATAACATTAAAATACCAGCTGCCGTCCAGGGCGGCCAGGGCCTGGTATTCGGGGTTGTTGATGGCGATCGCCGGGGTGAACAAGGTCCAGTTGAAGGCATGGGCAGGGCTGGCAAAAAAAAGAGCCGCCACCAGGGCGACGGGAATGCTAGAGCGCATAGAGCGCTGCGACGAGGCGTGGAGTTCATACGACCTGCCCTTTTTGGTCCGCTTGATATGGCCGAGCTTATCGGCAAAGTACAGGGCATAATAAATATCTTCCCGCGTTACGGGGCGGTCATAGCGGTACAGCGCAGACCAATCGACAGACACGAACTTTTTGGTGATCTCAGACTGCATGATGCCTGGGTTCGCCTCGATGAACGGAAGCAGCACGGAGAGCAGTTTTTTGAAAACAGGGTCGCGCCGCACAAAGTTCTCATACTCGCTGGTAGCTTCCGTTAAATCGTCGGTGTCGCCGGCCTGCTTGAGGGTTTCAACGCATTTGAGATACCCCATTCTGGCGGCCAGGTAATCGCCATGCTGCTCGGAATTTCTGGCCGAGGAGAGATGCCACATGGCGTCGCCGTTACGCAGGACAACGGCGGGCATCTTTTTCGGCGTGACGGATGTGTTGGCACTGGCTGGGCTGCTGGTGTCGTTGCCGCCGGTGAAGATTTTTTTGATTATCGACAGCAGGCTGGACATGGCGGCCTCCTTTATTGACTGATTAAATGATGCATAAACCCTATCACAAAGAGACCCGCTTGACAAATGGTGATCGATTCGGCTATTCTACCCATGTCGTCGGGTTACCGGCGGCCGGGTTTGAGAGCCCGGAACACAGGCGGACACGCCGCCACCAGATTAGTCTTGGCGGTTTTTTTGTGTCCGTTGCATGGCGCTCATTCTTGGGCGGCATGCGGGGAGCTTCGGCTCGCCGGTCCCTGTGTCCGGTCTCTCAACCCGCATGTCCGCCCATTTTTCGTTTGAGAGCGACTGGGCGGGGAATTTCTTAATTCTCTACACAGGAGGCAGCACCATGGATCAGAAACAGATCAGCACCATCAAGAAACACCTCACGGTCAAGGGCGGCAGGATCTTCACCACCTCGCTGGATGTGGCC